GACATCGTGCAAGACCCTGGCGCTGGTTCGCCGAACTTGATGCTGCACTCTGGTTCTGTATATGTTGTGCCCGTAACAACGACAACGACTGTGCCCGTAACAACGACGACGACTGTGCCCGTAACAACGACGACGACTGTGCCCGTAACAACGACGACGACTGTGCCCGTAACAACGACAACGACTGTGCCCGCGTCGAACGGCAGCAATTCCGTGGGCGGAGGTGCCGGTGCTGGTGCCGGCGGTGCGCCAACTGTGCCACGCCACATGCCAATAGCAACGACAACAACTGTCGCGCGAGGCGGCATAGTCGCGCCACCGGTGGCAGTAGAGCCAATAGCTCGTAGTGGCTCCAACGAAGTTTCCTCACGACTTGTTTCGCCAATTCTCGGCTCGCCGATCCAGTCGCTCGCCACCAACACCGCGATCGTCGCGCTTGCTACCAAGGTCGTCGGCAACAATGTTGTACTCAGAATCAAGGCCCCAGTCGGGGCAACCGTGTATATATATCGTAATGGGGTGTTGGTCAAGACGGTGACGGCGTCACGCTCGGCTTCGATCAAGATTTCGGGAAACGCAAAAGGAAATAGTACGTTCCAGGTAGTTGTTGTTAATAAGACGGGCAAAGTGTCGGCCAGCATTAAAAAGAAAGTCAAGGTCGGCAAGACTGGCAAAGTCACTAAGTATCAGCGCAGTTACAACGCCAAACTGCGCGCCGATCTGCACAGTTAGACGCAACACTATAAACGGCAATAATACAGAATGCCACTACAAATCGAAAGACAATGACGGTACTTGCTTCTACTTTGACGATGAGTGGGCGTGAATTTTCCGCGGCGGCTATTGTTGAAGAATGAGAAGACAGCGACACTGATGATGAAGGCTGAGGTTGGTGGTGTTTTTGGGTAGAGCTAAAATACGTTATGTAACGCCCGTAATGCACGCCAAAACATTGTATAATTGGGCTATATTACATTAATGACAAAGGAGACATGAGGTGAATGTGCCAGACTATCCTGTAGTGCCAAAATCACCGAGACCGCGCCTAATCCGCAATGCGGCGCACTGTCACGCTTGTGACACAGTTATCGAATCCAAGCATCGCCATGATTTTGTTGTCTGTAAATGCCCATACGAATCCGAAACATTCACAGCAGTTGATGGTGGATTAGCGTACTCTCGCCGCGTCGGCGGCATAAATGCGACAGACCTTTGTGAATACGAAGACTAAAGCCGAACAGAAAGTCCAAGCTGAAGAAGACTACCTGAGAGCGCGCACTCACGCGTGGGTTAAATATTTGAAAGCGTGCGGTCCAGCGGGAGTCGAATACCGCGAGACGTGCGCCCAAGCAAAGGCCATATACGATAGGTTGTTGGAAAACATCGGCAACGTAGGAGATAGTGATGAGTGAACCATTGTGATCACAAAACTTATCAAATCAACGAACAATCCGTTTTTGCGAGCGTACGGCAATGTGGCGTCATCGTGGACGATAAAACTACTTGAGCCTGTGTGGATGAATGACAAGCACAACATATTTACATGGCCACTTGCCGCTATCATGAACCACTCGCTAAAATATGCTGATTATTATGAAGTAGTTGATTGGGAATTAGGAGGAGAAAGTGATGAGTGAACCAGTATACAGTGTTGCCAGAGGCCTTGGCCTGATAGACGAACTTGTTGGCGATCCTTATGCGGGGTCGCACGCTGTTGTGAAAGTTGTACACGCTTTGATTGACGAAGTAGAACAACTACAAGGCGAAGTGCACTGGTTGGAGAAAGTGGAAATGCGACTGCTACGGAACGAAATAGAACGACTACAGAAGGAACTAGATATGTGGGAACGCATGTATAAAGAAGTGACGGCGGCACCATGAGCGAAGTAGATATTATTGTTGAACCAAAGACCGATCTAGAGCGTGCACTGGCCAAAGTAAAAGAGATGCATGACAAAATGTGCCAAGCGTATAATGAGGCAGGCAGATTTAACAATGCTCGGTGGAACGCAATTAACGAGTATGACGAGGCACGCAAGCAGACACTGGTGGATGGCAAGTACCCAAAGTACACAGACGGAGACGCTTGGATAGACAGTCTCAGAGGACATCCAAGTTGAGCGCTGAGAATAAAGACGAGCTAATAAAAAATCTGCGTGTCGACGGCATTGAAGCACATTTCCGTCCTGGCAACTCGGAGGTAGTATATTTAATTGTGAAAATGCAGTTCTTCACTGGCGCGTTCGGTGATGCGCGTGATCTGCTTGACGCGGTGACGGCAGTCGAAGCACTCGTGCAGAGAGGCCGAGGAGACGACGAGTGAAAATAGCCATTTATTGTATTGCTTTGAGCGAGGAAAAGTTTGTTGAAGCGTGGCACAATTCAGCAGGAGGCGACGCGGACTATTTGTTAATCGCCGATACTGGCTCAACTGACGCAACTGTAGAAAAAGCCAAAAATCTCGGTATTCACGTCGTGCAGATTGCAGTCTCGCCGTGGAGATTCGATGATGCAAGGAACGCGTCGCTCGCTGTGTTACCAGCGGACATCGATATCTGCATTGCATTGGATATGGATGAAGTGCTGGTCCCAGGGTGGCGCAAGCATCTTGAAAAGATGCCAGTTGGCACAACGCGCCCTAGATACAAATACGTGTGGAGCTGGGGCGCGGACGGAACTGAAGGTCTAGTTTATGGCGGCGACAAGATACATGCAAGAAAAGGTTTCCGTTGGGTACATCCAGTACACGAGGTCATCGCCGCAACGAATGGTGAAGTACAGAATTGGATCCCGCTAGAAATTCATCACCACGCCGACAACACAAAATCCCGCGGGCAGTACATGCCATTGCTTAAAGTCGCTATTACTGAACGCCCTAACGATGACAGAAACGCGCACTACTACGCGCGTGAGCTGTTTTTTGGTGGCATGAACGTGGAAGCCGCTGCCGAATTTAAGCGACATCTTGCTCTGCCAACGGCGCTATGGCGACCAGAGCGCGCTGCATCAATGCGGTATTTGGCTAAGGTGGAACCGCACGAGGCGGAGACATGGCTACTGCGCGCCGCCGCTGAAGCACCAGACTTCAGAGAACCGTGGTATGAGCTTGCGTTTCACTATTACACGCAGGGGGATTGGGAAAACTGTTTGGCCGCAGCTAATAGAGCTTTGGCGATAACTGAAAAGCCGCTTGTGTATATGAATGATGCCGCCGCGTGGGGCTCATTGCCGCACGACATAGCAAGTGTTGCGGCGTGGAACCTTAATCAAAAAGACAATGCCATTAAGCACGTAACAAACGCGCTGAAACACGAACCAAACAACAAGCGAATGCAAGAAAACCTGGCGATGATGCTGCGTTCTACGGCTTAGCGCTTTTTGTTTTAGCGGCTTTGGCCTTAGCCTTAGCCTTTACTACTAGTTTTTTCTCATCACGAACTAGTTTGTCTGCGTGATAGGCGGTGACAGCGTTTGCGCTGGTGCGGCTTCGCCACGAAAAATTACAATCTGCACAACAAACAATTTTCATTGTTGCCCAGCGACCGCCTTCAGGAACATCTTTAACTATGACGCTAAGTCTGCTTGGTCTCGCGCCACAGTGCGGGCAGTTTGGAAATCTTTTTCTTCGGGTCTCTTGCCCGGTGTGTGAAACAGATAATGCACGCCTAAGCTCGGCCTCATCTTTTCCACCCCATACGCCGTGTATCTGTTTGTTCTCAAGAGCCCACTTGAGACACCGCCTACGAACTGGGCACGAGAAGCAGACGTGTACCGCCGCATACTGTTCGTTTGGCAGTTTTGAGAACCAATTGCCTCTGACATCGTTGTATTGTGGAAGAGCACAAGCGGCGTCTTCCATCCAGCCAACGTCACTAAACCCACCAGGCTTTATCATGAAAAATCAATCCACACGGCTGTACATATTTCGTCAACGACGTCGCCAAAGCGCGTTTCCCCGTATTCATCACACGCATGTTCTTCCCACGATCCATCGACCGTGCCCACATATCCGTGTTTTATAGTGGTCTTGTCCGCGTTTTCTAGCTTTTTGAATGCGTCGCCAAGTGAGTAGACGATCCCTTCGCGCTGCAATGCGGATGCAAGAGCTCTTTTGACTATCTCGTTTTCTACGTCAACTGGACCGTGGGTATAGAACACGATTGAAGAGCTATCTACCTTGCTGTAGCCTTCTCCAGACCACTCTTGCCACAGAGTCTCGCCGCTTCGTTTATCTTTCATGCTACAGGGATTGTATCTTGCTCTACGACGCTTTCTAGATACTTTTGTGCAAGAATGCGTACTTTATTTAGAAGTACACTCGGAGAGCTTCTAGGGCACCGAGAAGCGCCTAGCGCTAGTCTACGTATCCGTCCTGATGCGGCCACAGATAGGCGTATGTCTCAGGCGCTGTTCCTGTGTCTTCGGCCCAACCGAACTGAGAGTACCATGTGTAGTTTTTACAAAGAAGAGCTGTCCGGTGCCTAGAGCATAGTTCAGAGTAATACGCAGTGTCTAGCATCCACCTAGGCACTGTCAGCTCTTCGCGCACGCGGCCTAATTCTAGAGCCTTTTCGTACGTGCGGTTAGTTTTATCTAGAAGTGTCGACTTAAAACCCCGACCGCGCCACTCAAAGTACGTTGCGGATATATATGAAACGAGCAGTGTTTCATGTCCACGCCACATTTTTACGACAGGGTGGGCAGACCAGCCCTTTGGCTCGCGGTTGTTCCCTTCTGGATCAAGCTTGCACATAGTCAATAAGCATTGCCAGGCCTCAAGCGTCTGCTTGTGCAGACGCTTATTGTCTAGGTTGCTCGCTGTGAGCTCGAACGACTCAGTGTTAGTGAGAAATGATTGCATAAAGTCTCCTACGTAGTTTGTCAATTATTTACTAAAACTATACCACACGCTCGCTCTACTTTGGCGCTCTACTTTGTTTTTTTGTAGAACGTTTTTTGTACCCAAGGACGCGTGAAGCCTTTGTCAGTGTGGTGTAGATATTCACGATCGCCAATTAGCTCGCCCGCCGGCCCGTTTGGCTCTCCATCCAGCGCTGCTTTTACAGCCTTGCCGATCCACTCGGCTGCTTGGACCGCGACCGCTTTCCGCCAAGTCGCTGATAGCGCAGAGTAATTACGCGCTTCGGCAAATTCCCAGTCGTCAGGGAGGCCTTGAAGCCGCGCGGCCTCCCGGTGAGTAATGCGTCGCATTTCTGTTGGATGCACAACATGATCTAGCGCGGCGCCGGTAAGTACGTGGGCATGAGAATTGCCATCCCACCGGCAGGCATGTGAAAAACCCATATAGTAGTCTTTCCTACGGATTTTCTCTTCCTGCGGCAACCATGACTGCGGGAACTTATCTCCATTTGCAGCAACTGCGGCTTTTAGCGCGTGAGGAATATCCATCATTGGTTTCCAGCCGTCGTTTCCGACGATGTCGAATATCTCATTAATTCGCTGCGTGTCCATATTATTTTTGTTTTGATGGCCATTCACGATACCATCTTTTTTTCGCAGATGAGCAACGTATTTTGACGGTTCACGCCTATACCTCTGCGGTTCCCACATGAGTTCAAGATCCTGTAAGTCCCCAATCACGTCAAGCATCGTTGGAAGCTCGGCGGGGGTTTCAGCGAGTGTGCCAAACGGCATTCCTTTTTCAACCGCAACCCAGAAGTACCGCTGGCGAAACGAAAACCCGCCTACTTGCAAATTATTCATTTTAGTGTGGTGCAAATCGTACTCTTTACCTGACAACTCCTCAACCATATCCCGGTACTGAAGCATAACTTCACGTCCTTGAGTATACGCCTGCGTGACGCATTCAAACACAATCACCTTGGGACGGATTCTCGCTGCATATCGCATAAATGCGCGAGTGTGTTCATGAGCAGCGGCGTCTGGACCGCGTTTATCAGCCCCACTCCAAACTGACCATCCACTACACGGCGGACATCCAACAACCACATCTGCCGCACGATCAGGCCATTCGTCAGGCACATCCGAGAAAAACGACGACCATTGGTTTCCTAAGAGGTGTCGATTAAGTTCCGCAACAGGGTTCCCAAAGTTTAAGGTCCCTGTGCGTGCGACCATCTCGAAGCCAGAGTTTACGAACCCGAGACTAAGAAAACCGGCAAGGCCATTGCAGTCGACGAAAACAGGCTTACTCACTTATGCTACCGTAACACGCACGGTTCGCACGCTAAGGCACTATTACTTAACGGCGCTCTCAATCTTTGACCGAATAAACACAACGGCTCTATATTCATCTCCAGTGCCGTGTTGTGCGATACGGAATTCGGCATCAGACGGCAGCACTGCCGTCGCGTCGTCTGTCAGCTCTGCCCATGCACGGTCTGCTTGGTTTGCTAGTTCTGCGATCGTCATACCAAAAACTTCTAACTCTACTGTGACTCTCATTTTCTCTTCTCCAATACGTGCGGTGAATGCCGAGTGCCGACAAGCATCGGTTCCTCTCCGTCAATACTACGCGTTATCACGTCGCCTTGGCGTATTTCCATTACCTTACAGTGTCTTCCATTATGCAGTTTTCCAGCAGAACCCGCGTATGCGCTGAGTTTCACACGGACAAGGTCACCTTTTTTTAAGTCAGGCATTGAGACGTCCTTCCACATTACTTCGCGACCTTACTCGGACAGCCTAACTCAATGCACGTTTCAACATCGAAATCATCTAATGCACGAGCGCAGACACCACACTTGACTCCAGCATCTTTAACTTTATACCCTTTGAGCTGCCGCTGACGATTGATTTCCATCTTCTTGATGTAGTACTCGTCTAGTTGTTCATCAGTTCCACCGACAGCACAGATGATGTTTGCAACGAAATGTAAGATGTCAACACACTCTTTGACGACAGCATCACGGTTGACATATGGGGCATCATGTTGCCACGGCTTCCACGAGATCTCTTTGCGAACCTCAGCAAGCTCATCATCAATGGCGAGCATGTTCCAGCGCAAATACTCGATGATGCTACGGAGGTTGTCCGGATCATCACCAGCAAACTTGTCGTAGTCGATGTTATATGCGGTTACTTGCAATTCTTTTGTTGTTGCCAGCCACCTATTAAATAAAATTCCCATTATGCCGTTATCTCCTCTACTAATAGATCTACAGCTTTTTCCATACTAGGGATCGTACTAAGGTATTGGTCACGTTGCGTGACCGCGAGTTCGTGTCTGTCAATTATTGACATCTCTTCGATGCCAGCCGCTAGATGATTCCATGCATTACCAATCCGAGATGCTAGTCGCCATTCAGTAGCCACCGGCACGCATGCGTTGAGTGCTTGAACAATCCTAGGTGACCACCACAAGAGCTTGTCATCTGCGAGCCCACTCAGCAAGCCCACAGATGTTGCAATATTTTCTTCAACTTGCGCGTCAGTCCACGCTTTGCTCTGTTTCGCTAGCCGCGCTGGGTACATTAGGTGCCTAGATACGTCGGACATCCACTTAGTCTTAAGATTGTCAGCCACCCAGTAATTTGATTTCGTGCTGTGTATGCTCGTCTTATTTGTAATGCTCAGTGCGTCAATGTTTACCCCCACAAATGATGATCCCATATTTTCTGGTATCCCTGGAGAAGAAAAAATACTCTGGTCTATTGGAAGAGCCGGGTAAATCGTTTTCGGCCACGACTTGCGGAGAAGTATGTCTGCACCGCGCAATACACTCTTCTTATTCGCTGTACGGAACCCAGGGCGTAGTGAGTACAGATCCTTGAATAATTGATCGTTGTTTCGTTCAACTGCCCGGAGACTCGCGTGTATTCTTGCTGGTTCCGGTGCGTCAACGAATAACGTAAGCTTGGTGCTGCCATACATATTGTAAATCAAAGAAAGAATTCCGTAGGACTTGCTTGCCGTTAAGCTCAGAACTGGGGCAACTCCAAGAAGAACCGCGTCGTATTCAGCAACGTCTTTAACTGTCCACACCATCTGCGGATCTTGCCAAACAACATCAATACCGCTAGAAGAAAGTGCCGATGCTATCATTCCAGCAAATGTTGTGTTTTTGGCACTTAGTTTTTGCGAAGACTGCTGCGCGGTCATTCCAGAGAGTAGTATTTTCACAATGAACCAGTGTTCGTGTGTGCCATATACACTGCCGGCACACCAACATCAAATGCCTTAACATCGCAAATGCTAAACGGACTTCGCAATATGGAATTTAAGTGGGTCCCTATCTTCATTTCAGTTTCCTTATCATGCGTGTTCCACGCTGTAGAGAGAATATCATAGGCGATCTCAGTGTCAAATATCACTGGTCCGCACCATACTTTTACAGTGTCATCTATCCATAGATCACGGTCTGTTACTTCAATTCCTTCAACAAATGTAAATGGTTTGCCGTAGTTAAATCTAAGCCTAGTGAACCGTGACGCCTGTTCTCTAGTGACTGATCTAACACCAATAGCATCCATACTGTGGATTCTGCAATTAGTCGCCATAGCCACAACAGCGTCTTGGTCCATTATGTTGTCGCTCATGAGGAGCATTGTTGCACCGCCTCGAGACCTACCCATTCCAACTAAGGTCGCGTGCCCAGGCCCAGACGGTGTCTCTTGCACGTCAATGGTCACCCACCCCGAGTACCTATGCAACGCGTCGCGTATGTCACCGAAATTTTCGTATGACGCAACTACAGTTACATGTGCTGCTCCAGCCGCTGACGCGTACTCAACAGCGTACGCAATGAGAGGTAGTCCGTTTATCTCAAGTAGTGGCTTGTAGAACGGTTTGGCAAGTCCCACCATACGTTGACCACGACCGGCCGCAAGAATGACTGCGTCCATTACCAGTCCTGCTTTGCCCAGATAAACGACCAGCCTGCTGCTGTCGCTGGTGCTTGGCCTTCAATACGATCATCAATGTAGACGCCTGTTGGAGCGAGCTCGCGAAACACACCTTCGCGTTCTTGTGTCGTTGCATTTACAGCCACCAGATTTTTACTATTAAGACCGAGGGCCCAAAGGACGGCCGTGCCTGCCTCTCGAGCGGCACCTGTCACATAGAACACCTGTGTCCCGTTACGTTTCTCGAGCGCCATAAGAATCTCAGCGAAAGGAAGTTTGTTACTTACAGCGGCACCGTTTTTTAGCATTTCAGCGTAAGCCTCTGTCTTCTGCTTGTGTAGTTCAAGAGCAACATCATAAGAACGAACAGCAGATGGCAACCACACATGCCACGGCTGTCCCCACGCTTGTATCGGCATATCAACACCGACAAGCTTGTATGACTCAATCACCATTTCTCGCGAGTTAACGAGAACGCCATCAATATCTGAGCACCACACAGTCATTGCTAGTTCCTCTCTATTGCGTTCTCTAACACTTCAAGCACTCTGTCCATTGCGTCAGGCATTTGCGCTGACACATACGGAATCGCGCGCATCACATGAACAACAGCCCACGACTCGCCTACGACTAAAAGCTGCTCGTTAGTGATGATGCCGGCTATGTCACTGTGCCTATACGCGACAATACCAGTGTTGTATTTAGCGGTTTCCCAGCTATATGCGCTCTGCAGCATTTTTCCAATGTCAACTGCGGGTGAGTCGGGAACCGTTTCTGTAGCAGGAATAGGGTCAATCAAGATGTTGCCGTCTCCTTTACGGTACATGACGTTTTCTGCTGTCGGGTCGCCATGAGAGAGTGCGTGCCGCATCTGGAATGATCCTACCGCCGCCTTTACAGCTTCTTCAAGTATCCGATCTTCGACTACTCTTGAAATTATAGACAACAAATGAGTGTCAATTATCTGCTGCATCTTGCTTTTTAATAGTCGCATTGTGCGTGTCGTTGGTGGCGTCACCGCGGGCTGGATCCACACTTCATTTTGTAGCATCATAAGAGTAGTCGATGGAGCGACGTCATAGTATTCAATGTGCTCTAGCTTTTCCATAATATAGCCGTCTTCAAGAATCTCAGTCACAAATGGAAACACACCATTGCCGTGATCAAAAATCCACTGTCCTTGTTCTCTAGTCTTTCCACGAGGACCGCCACTCTTTGTTACAGTGCCGTTTCCGTTATCGACTATTACGGCCCCTGACAACCCCCTCATGAAAACGCACTTTCAATAAGCACTCTTGCACTTTCACGAGGATCATTGCGTGTGCGCAGAACTTGGCGGTTGTGTCTTGCCATCTCAAAACGCTCAGCGTACGGCACAGACAGACCGTGCTCGAACGCCTCAACAATCTTTGCAATTATCTCAAGGCCTGGTGCTTGTACGAGCTTTGATTGTGTCGGTGACCCCACATACCAATCAAGAACGTGCATCTGAAACTGAGGATCAGATAGATGCCCAGGGACAACACATAACGCCCCCGCGTCTGCTGCCTCGAGCGTAGAGTATTCAACAAGCCCGCGAGCAAACTTGTATCCTGTCAGATTCATATGAACTCTAAACCTCTTTGCGATCGCGGCAGAGTCCACGTAGTTCCCAAGGTACCGAACAAGCGCCTTTCCAGGAATACGAGCATCCCACGGGAAAGGCGTAATAATATTTCCGTCAGTGCCCTTTGTCGGGTCAACTCGAAGTGCGTACCGCTTTGTCTGCGCCTTATAGAAATCACGGAGCTGTTCATACACAACGTATGTCGGCGACGGGCCAAGTCCTACGGAACACGATCCCCATATCTCAACAGTGACGTGCTCCGGCAGCTGCGCTCCAGCAAGCGCTATAACGGGCTGTCCTTTATTATAGATGAATCTTCCAGACGTTCCTACGGTAAATTCGTCGTTTATTGGGTCGTCTATTTCACATTGTGGAATGAACGGCATAGCGCCCTTAACCCATTCCATTGTCTTAAATATTTCGTTGCTGTTATTGACAGAATCGTAGCTCATTGTCACGAGAACCTTCCCGCGTGACGGAGACTCAAGCAATTGTGTAACAAACGGAGTGTCTTTTTCTGAATAGAACGATCCGTGAAGCGACGTCGTCCACGGTGTCTTTGTCTTTCGCAACGCGTCAACATACGCGGGAAGCTCGCCTTTCTCAGCTTTAATGGCTTCCTTGTCATGAAGTGGCACTTTTATTTCTGGAAGAACAATCATGTCGTACGAGTCAAGTGTCTTAACGAGATCCACTGTCTTAACAACTACGTTTGGGGCCTCGCTCCACCAGCGGCCGCCAGGTTTTGGTACTCCCCAAGCAGCTCGAGATTTTCCACTCTTTGTGAACGAAATCACATCACAGTCGTGGCCAAGCTGCGTAAACCCGTGTCGCAATCTAAACGCCCAGGCTGTTGGGCCCTTTACTCCTGGCTCTGGCTCAAGAATTCCTACTCGCATCTATGTCTCCATCATTAAGTATATGTGCAACACTGACCATGTTATCACGGTCTATTAGTAGAAAGCGTGCCTATCTCGTGGATAGACACGCTTCCTACTCGTACTAAACGCTCTGAAAAATCAGAACGGTGCCGGTGGCGGAGCGTCTGTTGTCACCGCCGCTGGTGCCGGTGCGGGTGCTGGTGCAGCAGCTGCTGCTGGTGCAGGGGCCGGCGCAGGGGCCGGTGCAGGGGCTGGTGCAGCCGCTAACGGAGAAGCTGCTGCTGTTGCTGCAGGGATCCCGTAATATGACTGGATCTCATTCTTCTTCTGGCCCTGCCATGTGCGTGAACCGACCTTTGCACGGAACTGCCTGTCCTTCAACGACGCCTCAATTTGGGCGTTGCTTGGGCTCGTGTTGAAATAGTCTTGGCCAAGGCCGAGAGAATTCATCTTGCGGAAGAAGATGCCGAGTGCAGTTGGATTGTCAGTCGAGACAACGAGGTTATCCCAGACGAGGCGCTTCGCGTGTGCTCCGGTTTGAACCTGAGCTTTCAGCGAGAACATTGTCTTGCCGGACTGAGTTACTTTTGCGACAGCTTCGACGACTTTCAAATCGTAATCACCGTCTGGTAATGCATCGAACGTTGCTACGTCTCCTGCATCTTTAATAAGGTCACCCCAATTGAGTGTACTCATTGTGCTTACCTATGCTTTCTTTGTTGTGGTTAATATTTCCGGACGTGGTCCGAACACGATATCAAGCATTCGCTCAATACCGAGATTTTGCTGCTCGACTACTTTGCCGAGTCTTCCTTGAACGCGCTCGCCAGCTTCGTACTGGTTTGTGCGCTCGACGTACATACGACGCGCTTTCTGCGCTGGCTGTGTCGGGTCGCCCGTGAACACGTCCTCGACTGTGATTGCGCCAAGGATGTCGTAGAAGTATGGTGCTTGAATTGCTAGCTGTCCTTGTAGATACGGACGATAGCGTCCATCTTGCCCCTGGCGTGCCATTGCTGTAAGAACTACAGCTTCGAGCGGTGCCGTTGGGTGCATTGTCAAGTCACGTAGATCACGCAACAACGCTCCCATGTGACGAAGTAGCTCGCCCCACTGTTGCATTTGCATCTGATTCGTGCCTGCGATGTTATCCATGCACTTTACTTGAAGCTCAGATACAGAGTCAACAATCAATGACTTAAACTGATGCTGGCCGAGCTGTAGCCACTGGTATGTCTTAATCATAGTGTCGTAGTCGCGAACTTGCACGACACACGTGTCCCAGGTGCCATCAGCAACCGGTGGCGCCTCTCGTAGCGGATCCCAATACTTGACAACGACGGGTAGGAAGCGGTGGCCCCCTTCAACGTCGAGCATCAATCGTGGGTATGGAGCCGTGACGGCAAATGTTGATTTGCCTACCTTAGACTCACCATAAACCATCATGGTCAGTGAACGATGAACTTCTGACATTATTCGTTTCCTTTCGTTTCTTCTGTTTTGTAGTAACCGTACGGGTCGGCGACCGTGTACAGATCTTTTATTGCATGCTCTGCGGCGCTGCCGTCGTCAAACAACGGGCAAACGGCGAAGAATTGACACTTCCATTTGCAATCACGAGTTGGTCGTGGATAGACTGTGCTATAGTGATCCTGTCCTTCGTCTAAGTCTTTGCGTACGCGTAACATATCACGAATGGTCCCCGTAATGCGTGACTCGAATGCACGAAGTGCAAAAGTGTTGTGCCGTACTTCCATTTGATCATAGAACGGTGGTTTAGCGTTGGCTGTACGTTTTACTTTTCTAAGCAGAGTGAATATGCCACCTTCACTTCGCTCGCCTTCTTTGTTCTGCGCTTGCTCAAGAAGCATGTACGTAAGAATCTGCTCGTTCATGTGAGCGGTACTCGCGAACTCAGTGAATGACCCACCAACGGTTTTAAAGTCCCTAAACATTCTCACGCCATCTGCTTTGCGGCGGACTCGCATATCAATCTTGCCTTGCAAAATGACCTGGCCATCGAACATAGGCATCTCGAGAATCTCTTCATTCGAGATTCTTTCGAGCTCGGCGTCAATACCATTCTCTTCCACCCACTGAAGGTATCCTTCAAGCATGATGCGCCCGAGTTCGGCCTCTGCATCCAAATCATTAGTGTCGCGATACGCCTCAATGAGCAGTTGCTTATCTTTTTTGACAAGTGCCGCGTGCGCTTCGAGCAACGGAGTATCGGTGCTGTAGTACATGTCCAGAGCATTGTGGATTCTTGAACCAAGTGCTAGTGCACCTGTCATCGACGTTGTATTTGGCTGCAGCCGCCTGTAGTATGTCAGCCACCATCTACGACGGCAGTCTTTGAACGTTTGGATCTCTGAATTTGAGATCCTGATTGGATACTTAGTCACTATGGCAGGTATCTCATTGTGGTCAATCGTCATTATGCACCAACTTTCTCTGTCTTCAGTATTTTTAGCAATTGAGCCTTATCATGGACTATTTGCTCAAAACTGTCTGCTTTTTGGTCAAGCACATCAATGACGTGCTCCTCTATACTTCCTTCAGTGACATAGTCAATGATGTGGACGCTGTCATGAATCTCACTTCCGATTCTGTGAACGCGGTCCATAGCTTGCTTATGGTCAACAAACGACCAAGGACGCTGAAGCATTACAAGTCTGCGGGCCGCAGTCAGCGTAATACCAACACCGCCAGCCTGCGCCGTGAACAATATCCACTTGATGCGCCCTGATTGGAAAACGTCAACAGCCTTTTGGCGCTCGTCTTCGTCTTGTGCACCAGTAATTAGACCGTGTGGAATCTTTGCATTCGTCATCTCTATGCTAAGCAGGTCGATTAACTGCCGTGAGACAGCGCAGACTGCCACAGAATCATCTCCAAAGTCGCCACTAGAGATGTCATCCATTAACGCGTCAACCTTACATGACGGGCCAATTAGGCGCACTCGTGTTTCTCCAGTTGTTTCGTCCACAGTCATCGTAGCGAACGAACTCGCAAATTGTAGTAATCTCGTCGTCTGCACCAGTGGGCTCGGTGCAAGAACCGCGGATCCGCCTTCAAGTTCAGCAATCATCAACTCACGCATCTGCTTGTACGCCTTTGCCTGCTTCGTTGACATCTCAACATCGCGGCGTTCTCTGACAACTGGCGGCAACCAAGGAAGCACTCTGGCCTTAAGCATTCTGCGCATACGTGGATTCAGTGCCGCGTTGAACTCCTCGGTCATGTGTGGTTTCACACCAATGACAATCATTCCGCCAAACGCGTTCATCATAGTATCAACCATTCGATCGATCCAACGAGTTTTGCTTGGCCACTCTGTTGGCGCTAGCCAGTGAAGAATAGGCCAGAGGTCTAGAACGTTGTTAGCAATGGGGGTACCTGTCAACGCAAAACGGATGTCAGCATCACCGCTTGCTGCCCAGAGCGCGCGAGTCTGTTTGCTTTTAGGGTCCTTACTTCTGTGAATCTCATCTGCAACAACTGCCTTAAAGTCAATCTTGTTCAGTTCTCTAGGCGTCACTTCGCACTGGTTAACTGTGACATTGTCATCAAGGCCACCAGCGTCGACGCAGCGCTTTAGAGCGATTGATCCATACGGTGCGAGACGCGAATGTCCGCGCAACGATTCCCAGTTCATTACGTAGACATCAACATCTTCTGCTTCGAGCTGTTTACGACGTACACCGGCTGAACCTTTAATAACCTGCACACGAACTTCTGGCCACCACATTCGGAACTCTCGTTGCCAGTTCTTTTTGAGAGTGTTTGGGCATACTATTAGCGCTGGGAATACTTCTTCAGTTTTACTAAGGTTCTTGAGAGCGCGAATAGCTTGTGCTGTTTTGCCGAGCCCTGGCTCATCAGCGAGCAAGGCTCTGCGGGCTGTTGAAAGAAACGCGACACCAGCACGCTGGAACGGGAACAGGTCAGTGTCACCGTCATCATACGTGTCTAAGTCTCGTAGAGCGTTCGCGGGGGCAATTCGTGTTGCATTCTCATTTGCCGCCCAAGCTGCAAGTCCCGGCCCAATTACAAGTTCTTTCTTGAATACTGATCGAAGCGCTAAACACGACGACCATGCCAACGGCACTCGCCAAACATTCTCTGCGGAAACCCACGTTGCGCCAGGGATACTCTTGCAGAGCTCTTTGTAGCGCCAAGCTGTGGCAATTCGAATGTGTTGGCCTGAACTGTGAATGTCTACTTCGACTGTCACTTAAACTATCTCCTGTCGTTGCGTAAAATCGATAATAACACGTACTAAGCTAAAATGGCCTTAGTTTACTATTATTTTTACTTAGTATCT